GTTGAACAGATAGTCGCGCAGTTCGCTTGAGTGCATGAGGAACCACTTTGCGTTTTCTTCGTTGTACGGGTAAGGCTGGCCTTCCTTGGTGATGCCTCGCCAATCCAGCAAGACCGTGCCGATCATCGAATCAACGGTAATCTGGTCTAGCTCGCTTGCTGACAGTTCGCGGCCACGGTTCATGCGCCGCGCCCGCGCACTGATTCTGCCTAGCCTGTCCCGATATTTTTTCCTGCCAGCGTAAGCCAGCAAAAACTCTGCGTCATCCCGCAGTGGTATCCATACGCCTTGTTCCTGCAACGACTGATCTGCAATCATGTCTCCGATTTCCATGTTTGTCCTTTCTCATTGTTCGTGTTTTTCTGCCTAACGAGTGATAAGCTCCCGGCAGTTCCGCCGGGAGCGGATTACGCTTTTCGCATAATTTATCGCCTCCGGCGACGCTTTCTGCGTCGCCTAGTCGTTCTTTTACGCCGCCTGACGTATGTTGGCAAGCGTCCTTTGTTAGCAAAATGATGTCTGCGCACCCACGCATGGCCGAATCGCCAGTTCAGGTATGCGCGCTGCTTCTGAGAACGCGCTGGCACTATTCCATCAGGGCTGATAGCGTCCAGAACATCAGCCCAAGGCTAATCCAGCTAGGTGCGAGCGAGCCGATTTTAACCTCTGCCGCAATGCCTCCGAGAAAGAAGCATATTGCCGCCAGAATCAGGAAGATGTTTTTCTTCATTTACATACCACCGCCCTTGCCGCCCTTGCCTTTGCCTTTTTTACCTTTTTTCCTCGCCATTCGTCATCGCCTCCTTCTTCGTCTGCCAGTTCTCCGCCTGCCGCCGCGTCGTGCGCGTGACCTGCGTTTCCTGCCTCTTGCACTAAGCTTCGCAAATCGCCTCGCGCCGTACTTCCTGCGGCCTATCCAAGCCGCCAGTGCACCCGGATTCCGTACTCTCCGTGACCCACGCCTGCGGCCTAACTTAGCTTTCAGCGCACGAAACCGGCGACCGCTTCCTAGCCGCGCTCGTCTCGCCATGTGATGATCTCCTTACAGGGCAGTCCTGCCAATTTGAATCTGCGCGCCGGGCGCGGGGCCGAGAGTGGGGCTGTAAAGGGCGCGCCAATCGCATGTCTGGAAAATGTCGGTATCAACGCCAGTGATGTCTTGTCGCGTTGCGGCGATCTTCACCTTGGGCAGCAAAAAATCGTAGCGGTAGCCGCCGCCGCCTGCAGCAGCAGGCAGATCGACAATCGACCATTGCACCTGAAAGAAGGTGTTGTTTACCATGTCGTTGAAGATCGCTTCGTTCGTGAAATAGACCTCCATCGTGCCTGTAATGTCCTGAGCACCCAAGCCGAACTGACCGCTTTCGCGGCTTTCTACGCAGGTGCGCACGCGCATGTTGTTCTTCACCTTCATCCGCCATGAGCGCACACAGATGCCCGTAAGCGGCGGTTGGGTTTCAAAGCCAGAGACGTACGGGCCAGATGTGACAGGAGAAAGCGCGTTGGGCTGTATCGTCGGCCCCGGTGTTACACCTAAAGAAGAAGTATTGCAGATGCCGGACACGCCCATCCACGTGATCGTCTCCATGATCGCTGCGCGAGCCGTGATGTTTAAGTCCCATTCCTCAACCGCCATGCCGCGATAAACGATGAAGCGGCCAATATCGGTGAAGCCCTGCTCAACGACGAATGAACGAAATAGCGTTCCGTTGTAGATCACGGCGGGCGTTCGTCCGAGGATGGTAAACGGCACAGCACTTCCAGCAGTAACAGGATTCTGCGAAAGCGTTCCGCCAAGGCCGTTGGTGTTGACACTCAAGATATAGGTGCCCGGCGCAAGCCCAGTTGCGGTGATTGTTTTGCCTACATCGAGGTATGAGAGAGGCGGGGTTTGCGCCGTGCAGGTAAACGGAAACGTCGTTACGCCCGCTAATTGAACCGTAAAGGTCAGACCCGTGCCTGTTGTAAAATCAGACTGCGTTGTCCACGGGTTGTTTGCGAAAAGCGCGGCTTCGATCAACGAGTAATCCTGATTCGCGGGGGTATCGCCAACTCGATCAATGTTGCCGCTCGACCACTCTGCGTCGATGCCGCCTTCCGCTGCGTAGAATAGCAACAGCAAATCCGTGCGCATTCGGTCAGATCGAATCTCTGCGCTTGGAGCAGTGGTATTCCTGTGATTCAGTGCAGAGCGATTGAACCGCATCTTCCTCAAGCCCGATGTTGGAATGACAGGTGGATTAGCGGCAAAGCCCATCGTTTCTGGACACCATAGTAGTTGGCTGCGAGATGAATCCGAACCGCCAGCCAGCTTCGACAACGCGCGGAATCGAAACAATTTCATCGGATTAAGCGGCTTTTAAGCGCGGTAAACATTTTGTGCAAGGTTTTTTTTCACGCTGCTTTGTACGCAACGGCGAGTCGCTGGTCGTCAACCACCATTCCGACAACGCATTTCCAGTGCGGCCTGCCGGACGGCTCGATGCCGACGTAGGTGAGTTCAGCGCGCCGAAATTTAATCAGGATGCCCACTGCTGGCGTCAGCCATTTCTCATCGAACAACGAAGCGATCATGTCAGCGAATTTCATGGGGTCGGTTGAGCCTTTCGCTTCCACGCCGAAAATTTGGAACCAGAGCAAACCGTTCACGCGCCTGCCGCCTGCGTTGTTCGCTCCGACTATGTTTGACACTGCGTTCACGGGGCGAATGGCATAGCGTCCATACACCTGATCGGCAGGTTGCGTTTCACCCACGTTCTCGGCAAAGAGCGGGTAGGTTGCAAAGCTCCAGTTCGCTTGCAAATAATTAGCTATCGTTATTCGTACGTCCTCGTACATTAGTCTTCCGCAATTCCCGCTGCTAGTTTCGCCTCTGCTCTCTCGATAGCAACAGCAACAAAGCCAGATGGAGCCTGCGAACTGTGACCCTCTTCAAGCAGGCCGATATAAGGCACGCCGTTTGATATGAAAATGTCTTGAAGCTCTGGATTGTCAGGCACCTCCTTCGGCTGAGCCTCGTAAGTCTCGCCTTCATGCCGTTCGCCTGCCACTGTGTAGTCCGGCTGGCCTAACGAGATATTCCAGTTCGATGCGCTGAATCCGGTATCCACTGGATTGCCCTTAACTATCTCGTCGTAGATCGTCTTGGCAGCGACCTTTATCACCTGCTCGGTGATTTTCTTGACGTCAACTTCTGGTGTCTCACTGGTTGCAGCTTCTTCCATGTTACTTGCGAGTCTGGAATTTGACTGTCCCTGCCACTGGGTCGTAGCCGACGAACTCTACCTCGATCTGCCTGCCGTCCACGATGGCTTTTGCTGACTGTTCAACGCGACCTGAAATCCCGGCCGCTACAATATCCTTGTTGCGAAACAGGATGGTGGAACGATCAGCGGTGGTATCAGTGCCTTCCCGCTCCTCCTCATGGTAAATGAAGGCGTTCATCGGCGGGCTTTGCGCACCGGGGCCAAGCGCGTCATTAGCGGGGTCGTATGCGCCGTGGCCGAACACCAGAATGACGGGTCGTTCGATGCTTAGCAGCGTCTTATAGACCAAGTCGATTCCGTTGAGGAAAATCGTTTTGTAATTCGCCATTACGGCACTCGCGTAACGTGCACCATCGACAGTCCTGTCACTGGAGTACCGAGCAACCGCAGCAATGACATGACCTCTTGTGACAACGGCACGAACGCGCCTCCCACGTTGTATCCTTGGCCGGACTTGAAAACGAGGTCGATGACATCGACGCGCATCGACTGGATGCCAAGCGCGTCACTGTCAGCGGTGCGATTCGCTTTGCAAATCTCCTGTGCCTGCAGTGCACACGCATTGATTAACAGTTGTGGGATGACGTTCATCGGGTAGTAGCCCCACGAGATGTTGCCCATGCTGATCGGATAGCCGCCGTAAGGGTAGCCAGTGTAAACCTCGTGATTCGGGCAATAGGCGCGTGGCCAGCGCAACGGCTGATCGAAGATCACGATGAAACCGCCGTACACCATGTTGGCGTCGATGGCACGGGTCGCACTGATGACAGCTTTCGCTTGCGTGGCAGGGGTTGCGTTCTGCCAGTCGTCCGCGTATAGCTCGCCGTCGAGATATGCCTGCGCGTCTGCTACGCTGATGTAGCTGTTAGCCGCAGGGTTAGTGCCACTGCCATCCTCTACCACGACAGTCGGCGTTCCGCGCGGCGTGACAGCCTTGGGAACCTCTGTGACCTCAATCTCCATTCGTTAGTGCTTAGGTGCGTGGGTAGGCCGTGCACCGGGATTGCGCACTGCCTGCTGCTCCTGCACTTCCTCGTAAGCGAGTGCTGCTCCGGCTGCAGGCGATTCAAACGGCATACCCGTGCCTGCTTCTAGCTGCGACACCTCCAGTTTGCTAACCTTGATGTCATGCAGCGCAGTCAGCGGGTTCTGGCCGGGAGCCGATGACTTCAACATCTGCTCACGCTTATATGCCGTGCTGATCTCGCGCGGCGTGTTCAGTGAGGCTGGAACGCCCGGTTCGAGTGTCTGGCCTTCCTCGTCAGGCGGGTTGATTAGTGGGTCAAACGCTTGTCCTATCATGTAGTGTTTCCTTTCGTTGGGATGTCACTCGGCCCCATGCGAGCCATGACGGCCTCCTGCATCTCGTCGCGCACAGTAGGCTGGCCACGCTTGAGGGTCTGCTTTGCTCTGCGCTGCTCAGATGCCGTGGCCTCTAGCTGCTTCGATACCATTCTACCGTGTGTGGTCTGTTTTTCGTCCTGCTGCCTTTGCAGTTCTTCTTGATCGAGCGGCACTTCCTTAGCGAAAGGCATTCGCTTTCTTCGTGGAAGCGCGTCAGGCGGATGTGGATTACGCATTTCCATAATGCCCAGCAGTAGAGCCGAAACGCCCGCATGTCCAGCTAGAAACATGCGGGCGTATGGATACTTCCACTTCCGTCTTAAGACCTTCTCTTTCTGCCTTTAGGCTTGGACTCGGCTTCGGCAGCCTCAGCTTCTTCAGCCTCGGCAGCTTCAGCGGCAGCGGCTTCCTCCTCGGCCTCGGACGTCTGTGCCACGTCCACGGTCTGATCGCCGTGGTCTTTCGGGATTTTCTTCAGCCCGCTTAGGTCTGGGCTGCCAACCTTGGCCGCCTCCATATCGTCGGGTTTATCCTCTTCCGTGTGCACCTTGCCCAAGTGCGCTCTGGTAGTCTGCAGCGTGTCCGTCAAAGAACGAGTCTCTTTGACTTTGGCGAGCAGTCCCTCTCTTAGGAGATGTTTCTGGAGCTTCTCGCCATGCGCCTTCTGTAGGTCGTCCTGCTGCTTTTGCACGAACTCGGATTCAATTTTAGCCATGATGTTTCGCGCCTCCTCTTACAGTTGGTTGTTGTGGGTAACGGCAACGATACGAACGTTCTTTTGTTCGTAAACCCGCTGCCAGTTCGTGCCGACCGCAAGCTCAGCATTTTGAGGGCTGAGTCCTGCCATCGTGCCGCCAAGCCATTTGACCCCGCGGGGGTGGAGAATCATCCTCCAGCGATTGATCATAATGTTTTGGCCCGCCAGTGCCACACGCGCGAACTCGACCTGCCAAGTCGAGCCGGGCGCGGCTCCCTCAATCGGGTAGTCAGCATTGCTCGTGCCGAGCGCAATCGCGCCGAGGCCGAACAGGTAGCTGGTGTAATACGCAGTGGGCGAGGTCGTACCGTTCTCGATGCCTTGTGGCATTGAATCGTCCACGATCACATCGAGTCCTTGGAACTGCGTGATCGTGCGCCGAGCGTCTGTCACAGGAATGAAGTCAATCAAGTCCTGCTTGAGCAGCGCGGCGTGCGTTGCTGAGTGCATCGCAATGGCGACCAGTTTCCCCTGCGCGTCACCGAGCAGTTGTCGGGCGTCAACGTATGTCGAGCCTGTCAGGAAGTTGGGTGTTGAGGGCATTCCGGTTGTGGCGTGAATATCCGTCTTACTCCCCGCCAAGCTCGCAGAAGCGAAGACGCCCGAAAGCAGCGAGATAAGCATGTCCTGCAACCGACGCGCCCGATAGTCAGCTACCAATTCGGCAATTTGCCGAGCGGGGTCACTGCCTGCCAATACGCCAGCAAGGTCATTGGTGCTCCATGCCTTGCCTCGGTTGTGGATGACGGCTACGTCGCTGACTGCCGTAATTTTTCCTGTGCTGAGTGAGCCGGTATCGCTCAACACTTCGTCGCTTCCCTGCAAATCCTGCCAGAACGGCATCGGTGTCGTCTGGCCGCCGCCGCTCGCCAGAATGTCGAACGCGGGGTCGGTTTGCACGACGCCTGATTGCCAGAACGCCGTGAGTTGAGCCGTACGTTCCACCACGTACGGCGACCAAGTTGTAGGGACGACGACATCTGCGACCAACGTCTCCGCGCCACCGGCGAATGGAGAGATTGATCTAAAACCAAAAAGTTTTTTCTTCAATGTGTCCTCCGAAGGTTAAAAGTTGGATGATTCCAAGCAACTCCCCCGGAGTCGGGCTATTCACCTACTAACGCTCAGCCCCGCCAAGCGCATTCGGCTTTCCCCGCTGAGACATCTCCGATGCCTCGCCTTATTGGCGATTGATACGACCGCAGTATCGGCAGCGTCAAGAAATTTTTACGCCGTGCCGGGTGCTTGCTGGTTCATTATCTGCCACACCACCGTCGATGTATCGAGCGTCTGCGTTGTGCCGGGAGCGGAGCGACCTGTGATGACAAATGACGTTCCCGGTGTGCGGGCGGTGATTTCATAGAACACGCTGACTGTGCCTGCCGAAGTTTGCCGAGTGACCTGAATGATCGAGTTGGCTTGAACATTCGGATTGTTGATCGTGGCGACACCACCGACGAGAGCAACCGTGCCGTAGTAAAGCGCGGCTATTCTAGTGCCTTGGTAGCCAATCGACAGTCCGCCAACCGCCGCCTGCGGTTTTTGCGTCGCGCCTGCAGCGCGTTTGGAGAGTTTGCGAAAGCCAAGCATCAGGTGTTTCATGGCCGAGTTTTACAGCCGACGTTTTGCCTTTGCAAGATTTTTGTTGACCTCGTTCCT